TTTCCAGTAATTAAAAATGTAAGGGTTGATGAGAAAAATGACACTAGGACACCTCCACCTATCGTTTCTAAAACAGTCATGCAATTCTCCAATCTTCAATAGGTTCTTCATATTCGAGCTCAGAATAATCAGATTCAGAATCTTCAGGATCACCAGGAGAACTAAAGTACCTTTCGCCAAGTTCTAGTAATTCTAAGATGTAAGCCTCAGCATCCATTATGTCCCAGAGGGCTGAACGAGGAAACATAAGAAGTTGCTGTTCAAGTCTTTTTATGTTTATACAAGAAGCATTGTGATAGATGTAACCAAGTCTGTAATAAGAAACCAGTTCCTTAACACGAAGTTCCTTTTTCATTCCTCCTCTAGCATTGAGCCAGACAAGTTCAAAGAAAGTGCCTCGTTTGAGCATCTCATTTTTAAAAGGCTGTTTAATAAACTCATTAAGAGATGTCTCTTCAATACCTATTACTTTGGCCTTAAGTCGAGTAGCCATTCCGAAAGCTTCACTATAGATATCATCAGGATACATCTTTTCAGATACTATATCACGAATTAGTAAACGACCTGTTTTATAATCTATTCCAATCCCTATAATTGCTGACTCAGCAGAGTGTACCTTGATTGTCTTAGCAGGATCGACTATTACTACTGATTCAATTTCTTGATTGTTCTGTACTTCCATTTCACTGAGAACTATGTCACCTGGATTTCGTAAAGATGGATCTGACTGGTTATAGTAATGAAAGTACTCAGTTTTGAAAGCTGCATCTTTTGAGGAAATTGGTAAGTTTCTATGCTCTTGAAAGAATGTGTCTGTTTCTCCTGCCTTAACTGCAGCGTCCCATTTTTGCTTAATTACTTCAGTTGGAACGAATTCAGGTGCAGTAGAGTTGAAGTTATCATCACAGGATTCAAGACGCTTTCCATCCCAGTCTTCGGAAGTTAATAGATGTTGAAGTAAAGCATCTTCGTGTTTTAGAGTGTCTATGTAAATAACTTTCCAATTTAAGTTGGTTTGAGGCACAGCTTCAAGTACATCTGAATAGAGCCAATTCTTTAACTGTTTACGATTTTCAGGATTTAGAACTTCTGTCTTGTCTTCAAGATCATCTATTACAATCAGACCTGGCCGATCATTCTTGTAAATAACACCTCGAACTTGCTGTCCTCCACCTCTAGGTAATACAAAGGTATCATAAGCAACCCAGGCTTTTTTACTGAACTGCTCGTCGATTTCATCATCCCCAGCACTGCGAGTTTTCACAGATCCGAAGAACTGTCTAATATATCTATTACTGACCAACTCCCGTTTAAGGTTTTCAGTCTGCATAACAGCTGCTGTTTCGGACTGATTAATATAAACGATAAAGCCGAACTCCCTAAATAAGATGGCCCTAGCCATTCTTGCAAGGGCGACGATTGAAGTCTTTCCCCATCCTCGAGGAGCTGCAATAACAACTTTGTTTCTTGAGTTGTCAACTCGTTTGAAGATCTCTCCATGAACTTGCTCCGAGAAAGGTAACTTGAATCGATCAGGAAAGAAAGTCTTAGCAACGACTCTGGTAGAGACAGAACATGCGCTAAGAATGGCTTGAGTTTCTTGATCCATTAGGGTTTACGTAACCTATCGTAAGTTTCTTGGTTGTTTTTCTGATATTCCTTGAACCAAGATTTAAAGTATTTGGTTATAGATCGTATAATTTTCATATGATCTAAAGCATCCTCATTGAAGAGTTTTTTTGATATTCCTTGAGTACTACTGGTTTAGCATGTTTAGCATCTAGTTTTTTACGGTTCTTGGTAATCAACTGTTGAATGTTAAGATGTTCTTTCTCAGCTAGAAGTTGAAAAGTTGTACGACCTTGGTGATAGATGCATGTGTCGAGAGCGAGGATTGTTTTGTAACCAAGGTCCTGAGCTCTCATTCCATAATCTACATCATCCCACATGCCCATGTCAAAGATGGTGTCAAGTTTGCCTACTTTGTTGATTACCTCTCGTTTTAACAAAGCACACATGAAGGCTACAAATTCGATAGGTTTAGTTTTACCTGGATATTGTTTCTCAAGCTCTTCATTAATTTGCTCAACTTCCCAAAAACGAGCTTTGGTTGGGAGTAAGTTAGTGTGAAATGTCATGCTATGTTGAGAGTCAGGACCAGTCTTTCCATAACCAGTTAAGGGTCCAACTATGCCATTTTTAGAGTCACTGTAGAGTGCCTTGGTTAATTTCTTAAGCCATCCTTTGGTTACTTTAGTATCGTTGTTTAGTAACACTACATGAGGAGCATTAGACATTTCAAGACCTTTGTTTACAGCAGTTACGAAGCCTTGATTAGTAGGGAACTTGTGAGTCAAGTGAGGGATTGTGTTTAAGATTGCTTCGATTCGGGAGGTATTTACTGAGCCATTGTCGATCAAGATGACCCTAAAAATTCCAGGTCTGGTGTTAGCAATGATAGACTCTAAACAGGTGACTGTGTAATCTTCATTTTCAAAAGTAGGAATGATTATGTCGTAGAGGTAACTGTCAAATCTCCAGCGTAGACCGGCAACTACTGCATCAAGGTAACCATAGTCAATACCTTCTACCTTAGCACCTGAAGGCATACGATCATACTTGGTTCGATCGAGTAAGGAAATGCCCTGTTTTTCACAATCTTCACCCATCTCACATCCTGGATAAGGTGTAAAGTAAGCCCAACAGGTCATCTCTGCATTGATTTTGTCTATCATCTGTGCAGTCATTTGGGTCTCAGCCATGGTTTCATCTGGGAAACCGACTATGTAGTTTGCATAGATATTTGCTCCAGCACTTTTGACTATCTTGGCCGATTCAAAGTTTTGTTCAACAGTGGTTCCTTTCTTGATTTTGTCAAGGATTCTCTGACTCCCTGATTCAAAGCCTACAGATACAAGGTTCCACCCAATCTTAACAAGACGATTGACAAGTTCGGGATTATTGCAGATATTGTCTGCCCTAGCTGATGCCCAGAAGGGTAATCCAACTTGTGGATATTTCTCAATAAACTCCTCCAGCCAATTATTCTGAATCATAAAAGTATCATCATGAATCATTATGGCATCTGGATTGTGAGACTTCTTAAGCCAAAGCATTTCGTTGATTAGACTGTCGACTGATCTTCTTCGGAGTTTCTTACCAAAGTGCATATCTTCTATTGGTTGACAGAAGGTACAACGATAAGGACAACCTCGAGAACTGACGACTGAGGACATTCTTTTATAACGTCCTCCATACCACCAAGTCTTAATGTCTTCAGTTGGAGACGGAAAGATGGCTCTGTTAAACCAAGGTAAAAGGTCTAGGTCTTGTGGCTTCTCACCAAATATCTCACGTGGAAAGTTGAAGGGATTCTGTAGGAATTGAGGGAATGTGATTTCAGACTCACCGTGAAAGATCCAGTCTATGTCGGGATTTTCGGTAAGTTGTTCTGGTGCAGCAGTTGCGTGATAGCCACCTATGATTACTTTTTTACCTAGACCTTTTGCAATATCTATGACTTTAAGACCAATTGGGTAGTAAGAACTTTTCATTCCAAAGGATATTAAATCAAAAGGTTTTCCATCAGATTGATCTTTACTACTCAATACATTTACTAAGTCCTCATCAGTTGATAATTGCCTCATGTCAAAGAATGATAGTTGACAACCAGCTTTTTTAGCTGCTGCATAAGTCATTCCTACACCGTGGTCATGCCAGGTATCGAGACCAGAGGCTTTGTAAGGACCTATTGCGAGTAAGAGAGTCTTCATAGATGAACTTCCTCAATTTCATAACTGGTTAACAGACCCTTGATTATTTCGTAGAGGTCTGGAGATTTAAGATCAAATCCTTCTATTGCAATGTCTCTGTTAATGTTTTCATTAAGCCAGTTAGTTATGAAGAATTTGAAGTAGTTTAGGTATTCATCTATGAAGTTTCCTCGGATAAAGGAACTGAATTGGGAAACTGATTGAAAGCGAGACTGGTTGTAGAATAGCCAGTTGTGAGTTACTAAGTCAAGAGAAAAGGTACTGTAATTAAAGAGATTATTTACAAAGTTGGATTTTCCAGAATTTCCATCTCCAGTTATTAATAGTGCTTTGGGTTTAGTTTTAATAGGATCTGAAAGATGGAATATAAATCTAGATGAATTATCTGGACTTAAAGCAGGTCCTAGTTCCCTTATAACTCTGAAGTATTTATTAGCTATTTCTATGAAGGCAGACTTAGAAGGAATAAATATTCCGCGAGAAGTTTGTTTGAAATCTGTGTTTAGAGAATCACTTAGCCAAATGTCACAGATTACTAAGTTTGAACATCTAGCGAATAGTTTAAAAGTGCCTTCTAAGTCCTTAAAATAATGAACTACTGCGGAAGCAATTATTATGTCGTAGTTTTCTGAAATGGTCTCAGCATTGCCATAGTAAAATGAAAGACCTGGAAATGTTTCCCTAGCACTTTTGATTACTTCTAAGTTATTGTCTATTCCTTTAGTAACTGCACCTTTGTCAGTGGCTAACTTACACATCATTCCTAGGTGACAACCTATATCGAGAACAGTCTTGTCTCGAAAACTAACTCCTTGAGTCAGTTGAGTGAATTTTGTTAAGGTGTCTATTTCACCTGGTTGGGTCAACTTATTATCCTTTAAAATTCTCTGATAAGGATGATTCATAAGTTTGTATGAATTTCAAACGATCTATTTTTCAAATTCTATTTCATGATTAGGTGAACTTTTCATAGTAAATAAATAGGTTTTATTGCATCTTGAATGTCTATGAATTAGATACTCTTTCTTCATAAATAAGAGTCTTGAATTATAAAGATTACACCACCAAGTTCCTTTGGAAGAACTATCAAATCGTCTAAGATATGGACAATCTAAATCACACTCAAATTGATTTCTAGTTCGAATAGTTATTTCTTTAGTCTCATCCATAATTTCCAAGGAGAGGATTAGTTGTCCAGGCTAACCCTCTCCGGTGCACAAAGGAGGAATGATTTACTGCGGCTTTTGCGTCTCTTCAGGAATCTTTGGAGTACCAGTCACATCAAAGTCTTTGGAGAAGTAACCAAGAGCACCTACTCCGATTCCCAGACCGATCTTGCCCCAGTCAAAGTGTTGACCGTTAGCAAGACCACCTAGGATTCCTTGACCTAGAGGGACTAGACCGACTAAGAATCCAACCACAGTTGTTTTCCATGATCTTTTCATAAAGGCTCCCTAATTATAGTTAATAAGTCCAGATAACGTTTTGAGGATTTCCCTTCCAGTTGCCGAGATGAATAAAGGAACTTCCGATTCCAATTCTATTTATTCCATGAGCTAGAGCAGACTGAACAATTCTAAATTTTGTAGTTCCATTGATTGCTACTATGTCTACTCCATGAGCATAACCATCATACTTAATTAAATGATCTGAATTTAACTTACCACCTTCATCTTTATTATGCTTGATAGTTCTAACACCTGAAGTAGTTATAAAGGGAAATCCACACTCTTCTCTCATTATATCTAAGATCTCAATCAACGAAGGATCCATGAACTTTCCTGACCCAGGATCATCTTTAGAATCAAATTCTTCAGGTTTAAAATACTTACTCATTAGTTACTTCTTTCGCCGGAACATCTACAATGATTCCAGATTCTCTCATTGCTGCTAGACCACGTTCTCTAAAGTCCTTAAGATCATTTCCACTAAGAACTACAGATGCACTCTGAACTTTGGTCGGAACTCTCATTCCTGATAACTCAAGAACTACTGTATCAGCTACATCTTTTCGATCCCTTAATGTAGCATCTCCTCTTTCATTTTCTAGAATCTCATAATAAGTAGCCATTGCTTTGTCAGTTAAGACTCTAACTTGTTCTAATCTTAACTTAGCATCACCATCTCTTACTTCACGTAATTGAGAAAGTTTTTCTTTACCTAGTTCAGAGTTTAATGTATTACTTACCGTTTGAGGATCTATTCTAAGTAACTGAGCAATATCTACTTGTTTGAATCCCTGTGCAGCTAAATTCACTATCTCATGATGTCTCTGCCACATCTGCTTAATATCATAGACTTTTCGTTCAGCAGGGTCAACTCTGCGTCCGTCTGGTTCTCTATACTCCAAACCATAAAGACCTTCTCTCAATTGAGTTAATGAATTAGAACTCATAGTTCTCCACCTATTAACCCAATTATATATTACCTACCTCCTAATGTCAACGTCCATTTAAAATAATTCCTAGGTTCTAAGTAATCACCAGATCATATGAATTTCATACGAACTTATTAAATGTACCGAAAATGTACATTTTACATCTATGAGACGTTTTATATTTAAGTCAACCCCGTGTACTATGACCATAGAATCCCCCATTGACTTCTCAATGACATGGAATATTTTAACCTTGACATTTGGACATTCTCGTGATACAATGGTTTTGTTGGTGAAAAATAAACCAACGTATTTGACAACCGAATAATATCATTGCTCGCCCATGACTGGAGCAATAACATGGGCAAAAACGAATTCAATACTGTTGGCGAATTGATTGACCAGCTAATTGATCTTGGACGTGAGCGAATATTAATCGTGGATGATGATGGTGATACTTATGGATTACCTGCATCAGCCATAGGATTATGGGATGATAACAACAATGATTCTCCTGTTGCAATATTCCTAAATCCAATTATCAAATAACGCTTAACATTCCGGGCGAGTGATGATATTATCCGATTGTTAAATCGGAATTGTTCTTTGACATTTGAATCCCGGCCATGTTCTGATACATTCGAGTATTCCAATGGAGGAATGTATTATGAATATGAGCGAAATGATTAACGGTTTAGTGTTATCTCGTACGGTCAAGGTTTCTGAAGATGAAGATGCCAAGAAAGCGGGTTTGTTCAAGGTTGTTCATCTTCGGATCAAAGTTGACAACGTAACTGTCGGTGATGTATTTGAGAAAGCAATGGCAACTGTTGCAATACAGTGGCAGACCAAAGCTAGGAAAGAATTCTCGAAAATTATCAACGGTGGAACAGTTGACATTAACTTTAATGCTCCGGCAAGGACGCAGGTTGATAACAAGGCTGTTACTAAGTCTTGGATGCAAGATCCTAATGTGCCACAAGCGGAAAAAGATGCTTACATTGCCGAGTTGATTGCAGCGAAGAGTACAACTTAAATAACCGTATCGGACATGGCTGGGATTGAAGTGTTAAATGAAAGGATTGAATATGACTCAAGATGAAATAGCTTTAAAATTAAATAGGATCAAAGTATATCTATTGCATGAGTATGTATATGTGAGTAGTTATGCTATGGTCAATCTTGAAAGATTACAGTATAAGGATGACTATTATACCGCCGCTATGTTAATAACTAAACTAAAGGAGGAAGTTCTAAATGGATAAAACTATGAAACGCTTTATCAAGTTATGGAAGAAGCTAAATCGAAGTGAGAGGAAATTTATACTACAGCTTATAGCTAAGTGTAAGTAGTTTGTATTAAATTCATATGATCTTAGGCATAGGGTTTAGTGATAAGCTCTATGCCTTAGTGTGTTTAAATGTACCAAATTATCCATTGACATTGGATAGATAGTTGCGTTATATTGTTTTTATGTTTTATTGTTTTGTTGTAATTTGTTTTC